AGGCAGAAATGTCTTATCCTATTGCAGCGTCGCCGTTCAGCGGCTCCAACCCAAACCCCGCGTATACGACCAATTTCATTCCCGAAATTTGGTCCACCAAGATGATCGAAAAGTTTTATGATGCGACGGTTCTCGCCGCCATCTCGAACACCGATTATGAAGGCGAAATCAAGAACCATGGTGACAAGATCATCATGCGCACTCGCCCGACAATCACGATTCGTAACTACGAAGCGAATCAGGACCTCGTGGTTGAGCGCCCGTCTTCGCCGGTGCTCGAAATGCTCATTGACCAGGGCAAATACTTCAATCTTCACCTCGATGATGTGATGAAGGTTCAGTCTGATATTGACCTGATGAACCAGTGGTCTTCTGACGCTTCCGAGCAGATGAAGATTGTGATTGACACCGATGTGCTCATCCATCTTGTCGGCGCCGCTACCGCGCGCAACCGCGGCACGGGCGCGGGTGCCAAGTCGCAGAACATCAACCTCGGTGTGGCTGGTACGCCGGTCACGATCACTCGTACAAACGTGGTGGATTATCTGATCCTCATGGGTCAGGTACTCGACGAGCAGAACATCCCTGAGACGGGCCGCTGGATCGTGCTCCCGGCTTGGGCGTCGTCCCTGCTGAAGCGTTCTGACCTGCGTGACGCATCTCTGACGGGCGACGGCACCTCCGTACTTCGTAACGGGCGCCTTGGCATGATTGACCGCTTCACCATCTACGGGTCCAACCTGCTGCCCACTTCGGCTACGGATGGCGTGGCTGGCAACGACGCCGACGGCGCGACCTATATCTACGCCGGCGTTAAGAACGCGCTCACCTTCGCGTCTCAGATGACCGAGATGGAAGTGATTCGTTCCGAGCGCACGTTCGGCAATTTGATGCGTGGGCTTCAGGTCTATGGGCGTAGGGTTATTGACCCCACCGCCTATTGCCAGTTGTACGCTAAGCCGGATGCGGCGGCTGGTTCGCCCACCTAATAGGGCGGAAATGGTGGCCCGCTGCAAGGCGGGCCACTTTTCATAGGGGGATGATATGGCGCGTACTGTTGGAAACGTGGTCCTGGCAGCCAGGGCGATCATACAGGACGAGCGAGAACCGTTCCGCGTGCCTGACGCCCAAATGGCGTTGTACGTCACTGAGGCGCTCTCTGAAGCGCGCAGGCTGCGCCCTGATTTATTCCTGACAACACTGCGCGACGCCATCCCCCTTTACACCGCGGCAAACATGGCGACGACGATCCCGCTGCCGGATATGCTGTTCCCGCAGGTGGTGAATTACGTCGCCGGCCGCACCGATTTGCGCGAGGACACGTTCTCGCAGGATGGCCGGGCCATCCTGCTCATGCAGGCGTTTGGCGTGGCTCTGGCTGGAGGTAAAACCCAATGAGCGAGACTCTTGGAGTGCTGGAGTCTATCCGCCAAGCGGCCATGCTGCGCTTGACCGGCGCCACGCCTGAAGCCGTGGACCTTGAGTCTCGGTGGGTCGTCTCTGACTTTCTCGCGCGTTCGCGGGTGTGGAGGCGCGCAATCACGCTCACCCCCGTTGCCAGTGTCGAGGATTACCCGCTCGGAATCGCGAACCATGAATCCGCAGTTCTCCTCCTCGCAGCAAGCTATGATATGCGGGAACTCCTGCTCGCCCCAAACCCACTCATGTCGTTGCAAGACGGGCTCCCTACAGCAGTTATGCTCGCTGATGACAGGACCGCCAGGGTCTACCCAACCCCCACGACGAGCACCACCAAGAGCGTCAAGGTTGAGGTAGCGCTGACTCTGCTCCCAATGGCCGAGTCAGTCATTCCGGCTGTTGTGCGTCCCTACCATGAGACGCTGCTTCATGGAGTGCTTGCGCGCATGTATAAAATGCCCGATAAACCGTACACCAACCAGCGCCTTGCTCCAGAGCACCAGTGGAATTATGACCGTGGGGTGTATGATGTGAGGCGGATGACAGACGGCGGCCGTGGCCGTAACGCCATGTTCGTTCAGTTCGCTCCATTCGCGTGAGGGTCCGATGACTGTCCTTTTCAGTAATAACGCCGTTTCTTTTTTGGCGCTGCAAGCGCAACTTATTGACACCGTTCTTTCGGTGTCGGCTGGTACAGGGAATCGGTTTCCCTCCCCCGCTACGGGCCAGCATTTTTTTGCCACGATCCAATCGGGCGTAAATTATGAAATCGTGAAATGTACCGCCCGCGCCGGCGATGTTCTTACTGTTGAACGTGCGCAGGACGGTACATCAGCGCGGCTGTGGAGCGCCGGGGCATCCATTGATATGCGCGTTCCAAGGGCGGTTTTGGATGCCTTTATGCAAAAAGACGGCTTTGTGCCCCCGGAACCAACCGCGAATATCCCTATGAACGGGTTTCGCCACACAGGCGCCGCAAACGGCGTTGCGCGGGCGGATTATGGAACGCTTGGCCAAGTGCAAGACGGCGCCTTTCTCTGGGGCGGCACGGCGAGCGGCACGGCCAATGCGATTACTGTCAGCCTATCGCCGCCGATTAGCACATATGCGGCTGGGCAGGAGTTCCGTTTTGTTTCCGGTGCGGCAGCGAACACGGGTGCGGTCACGCTCAACGTCAACGGCCTGGGTGCGGTGGCGATCAACAAGGGTGACGGTACCTTGGCGCTTGCCGCTGGCGATCTTCCCGCATCCCGCATTATCACGGGGACGTATGACGGAACGCGATTCAGAATAAACGCCAGCTCTCCTATATTTAATGTAGAAGATTTCAACATTCTTCCTAGTAACGCTGACAACGCGACTGGTTTTGCCAATCTAGCAGCAGCGGTCCAGGCGCGCGGCGGCGGGACCATCTTGTTCCCCGCTGGTCAGACCTATGACGTGTTCACCTCATCTTTCTCGGCGCCAGTTTCAACCCTCATGGCCTTCTCTGGACTAAAGGGAGTTCGCATTCTTATGAACGGGTCGCGCATCCGCACCACGCGCGATTGGGTGGCGGGCGCCGCAACTTGCCGCATGTTCCAATTCACTGACTGCGAAGATGTAGACTTGGAATTTTCGGCGTTTCAAGCAACCGGCACCACGACTGATATGTTCACGACCGGGCACATCGGCGCTTATTTTATTAACGCATGCAAGCGCGTTCGAGTGCGGGGCCGCTGCGAAGGTGGCCGATCTGGGGTTGAGGTAGTGCGCGGCGCGGGATTTGCCATTGCCAATTACGCCGAGGGGTTTGACATTGACCTTGAGACACAGAACGTATTTTACCCAATCGCGTTTGAGCGGAACGGAAGAAGCGCACAGATTAAGCTGATTGCAAAATCTGCCGGACGTTCGCTTTTCTTGGCAAACGCATCAAATATCCGCGCCGATGTCTGGACAGACAACACAGGCGGGTATGATGATATCGTACTTTCGGCGTCGTGCGCACCAAGCGAAGGTATCATCAACAACGCCTGCGACAATATCGAATTGAAAGTCACGCATAGGCCCCCCTTCGCTGGCACCAGCGCGCTTAGTGCGCTTGTCACGCTGGTCTATCAGCAGATGGACTCGGTGAATGAGATTGTGCCGGGGCGGTTTTCAAATATCTCAGTGCGTCTTGACGGCGATTATCAGGGCAATGCAAATTTGGTCCCAGCCAAATTCTTCTATGCTGCAACACAGAAGTTCGGCAGCGTCAACGCGACTGCTTCAACCGCGCATTATATGGACAATATCAAAGTATCCGGCGCCGTATTCGCCCCAGGTGGTTCCGCTATTCTGGTGGATTTTTTGCGCGACGGGAACGCGGCCTTGGGCGCTTCGGCTGTCATCGGCAACATTGCGTTTGAAGATTGGGCGGTGACGGGCGGCTCGGGCGCACAATCTTTTGAAATCCAAGTAAGTGTTGTGGATTTCAATTTAGCTTTGACGAACATCAATAACCCAAACGGCGCTATCAATTTTGCAGGCACTTTGCCGGTCGGGATACTGGACGCCAGCCAAGGGGTTATCGCCAGCAATTTCCGATCATCCGGCAGTAACGCCAATGGCCGTTACCGGCGATTGCCTGACGGGCGGATGCGCCAATGGGGCACCGCCGCAAGCGTCCCGGCTGTGGCGAATACCACTGTCACCTTGCCGGTATCTTTCCGTGATAATGCGGGATTGCCTCAGTTACAATCAGTAACGGGCGGAACGACAGATGTGCTTAATATCGCGTCTGTCACTGCCAGCAATTTCCAAATAAACCGCCCCGGTGGGGTATCCGCGATTTCCGTAGCGTGGGCGGTGGAAGGGGACGCATAATGGCACCGACGTTACACAGTCCATTAACCATCCAATAGGAGCTTCCAATGCCATCTCGTTCTGCTCGCGCTCTACGGTTCCGCGAAGGTGCCGACGCCTCGGGGGTCACTGCTTACCAGCGCGGTGAGCGCTCCATGCGCACGCCGGCCCAGCAGCGCGCACTCGCGCTGGCTGAAGGCGGTAAACCGCCGCCTGCGAACACCGTAGCACCGGCTGTGACTGGTACCCCCACGGTCGGCCAGACACTCACCACGACCAATGGTACATGGACCGCGCTTTCTGGTCCGACGTTTACGCGCCAATGGTTCCGCGGAAACACCCCTATCGCCGGCGCTACAGCGCTTACCTACGTGCTGGTAACCGCAGATCAGGGATACAGCCTGTTCTGCCGAGTGGCGGCGACCGATGCAAACGGGGTGGCCAGCGCTGATTCCAACTTCCGTGGCCCTATCGCGTAAGACTCCGCGGGCAGTCAGAATCGGAGGCACCTATGCACATTGATCTTTCTTTCTTATGGACGGCTGCACTTACGTTTCTGATCGCTCCGCTCACGTACTTCTTGAGGTACAGCCTTGAGCGCCTTCGTGCGCTTGAGTCGTGCATGGCCCAGACCCGCGAGCAGCTTGCGGAAAAATACGCCACAAAAGCAGACCTGCACAGGGATGTGGAGCGCGTTCTAGCTCGCATCGAAATGCTGGACCAGAAGCTAGACAAAGTGTTACTGTCCAACACGCGCTTCAAAGGAGCAGACCAGTGAGCAAAACACGAGCGATGCAGAGCCGCGGGTTTAGGAACAATAACCCAGGCAACATTGACTGGAACGCGAAGAACAAGTGGCAAGGGCAGGTGGGGATTGAATCGACTGGCAATCCTCCGCGCTTCGCCACGTTCTCAACCCCTGAGTACGGAATCCGCGCATTGGCGGCATTGCTCACCGTCTACCAAGACCGGCACAACCGCCGCACGATCCGCGAAATAATCGAGCGGTGGGCGCCATCTAACGAGAACAACACTGACGCCTATGTGTCCCAGGTAGCCCGCCATATGAAGGTGGAGAGCGGGAGCTATATCGTTGACACCCACAAGTACGAAGACCTGCGCCCGCTGGTCGAAGCAATCATCACCCACGAACTCGGGGGGCAGCCTTACGACGCGCGAGTGATTGACGATGGCTTGAGGCTGGCCGGCGTGCCGAAGCCGGTGACGACCCCTGGTGAAGCGGCCCGCACTCAGACCGGCACAGGGGCGATTACTGTGGCTGCTGCGGCTTCTGCGGCTGCTACTGCGGCCCCTATGATCCAAAGCCTCGGCTCGCTCCCTCAGTGGGTGGGCGTGGCCCTGGTGCTCGCTGTGGCGGCTGTGGCGGTGGCCTATGTGCTGGCTAAGCGGATGGAGAAGTGAGCCATGCCCAAACAAGGGTTGTACGCGAACATCCACGCGAAGAAGTTGCGCATCGCTGCGGGCTCTGGCGAGAAAATGCGTAAAGCCGGCAGCAAGGGCGCACCGACGAAAGCTGATTTTGTGAAGTCTGCGAAGACAGCGAAGGAACCTAAAAAATGAGCGCGTTGATCGCTCTTGTTGGGGCTCGTGTGGCAAAATACCTCGCTATTGTGGGGGCCGTCATTGGGGCGGTTTTCGCTATATGGTTCAAAGGACGGAGCGACGGTTCCGCCGCCGCTCGCGCACGCGCTACTCAGGATGAATTGAATTCAGCGAAGGAGAGAGCAGATGCGGATTCTCGTGCTAACCGTGAGTCTGATCCTGTTGAGCGCCTGCGAGATGATTGGTCGCGGAAATGACTGTGTTGCGTGGCGCCCGATTTTGGTTCATGGTGACGACCATCTGACGACTGAAACCGCGCGAGATATACTTGCGCACAACCTAGTGGGCCGCCGCCTCTGCGGCTGGTGAAAGGACTAAACCCAATGGCAAAGAAACCAATGAAGCCCTGCAAAGCCTGCCCAACACCGGCAAAATGCGCAAAGGCAGGGAAGTGCCTCGGGGGTAAGTGATGGCGAAGTCACCGGCATGGACTCGCAAGGAGGGTAAGAACCCGGCTGGCGGTCTTAACGCCAAAGGCCGGGCGTCCTATAACCGTGCCAACCCTGGCAAGCCGGGCCTCAAGGCCCCGCAGCCAGAAGGCGGCCCGAGACGCGATAGTTTTTGTGCTCGGATGAAGGGGATGAAGGCAAAACTGACCTCCGAGAAGACGGCGAGCGACCCAGATTCGCGCATCAATAAATCTCTAAAAGCGTGGAAATGTTGATGCGCGCTTTTAACTAAGTTTTGGCTGGAGGGTGTTATGGTCGCGGTACGCATCGAAAATTTCGCCGGTATGGCACCACTTGTGTCTCCCCGTCTCCTGCCGACCAACATGGCCGAAGCTGCCTATAACGCAAGTTTCCGAAACGGCGAACTTCGTAGTATACGGCGGATGGATAAACTTAAAGACTACTCTGCGTCTCCGGTGTATGGATGGGCTGTGCGCGTGCCTGATCCTGCGGCTCCCGCCGCCCCCGTGTGGGTTCCCTTTACCTCTAAGTACGCCGATTTCTTTCCAAACCCACTGACGAACGATGCTTTTGATCGGTACGTGTGGGTGGATAACAACGCCCCCGGCGTTGCTGCGTTCCCGGTACAAAACAGCTTCGCGCGCATCAAAGCGGCTCAGCCTACAATCCAACTCGGGGTACCGGCGCCAACCAACGCGCCCACGGTAGCGATCACGGGCGGTTCAGGCATCAATATCACGCGATCCTATGTCTATACCTACGTCAACCTTTTCGACGAGGAAGGGGCTCCATCCAACCCGGTGACGGCGACGGGGCATCTGAATGGCACATGGACGATCACGGGGTATATCAATCCCGCAAATGCCGCGACTCGTGGCCTCAACAGAATCCGCCTCTACCGAACCATAACAGGGTCTATTGGTACGCAGTTTTTCCGCGTAGCAGAGTTCGCCATCAACACCGCTTCTTACGTTGATTCACAAACCGACGCTGCTGTAGCGCAAATTGGTGTTGTTTTAGAATCGACCACCTGGGCGGAACCGCTTCAGATGGAGGGCATCACACTTATGCCCAACGGCTTTTTCGCTGGGTGGAAAGGGCGCAATTTATATTTTTCCGAACCGTACCGTCCTTGGGCGTGGCCGGCAGAATACACGCTTTCAGTAGACCACCCTATCGTGGATTGCGGTGTCGTCGGACAGACCTTGGTTGTATTAACTTCGGTTTCCCCGGTATATGTCACAGGCGTTACCCCTTCAGCGATGAGTATGGCAAAACTGACGCAGGTAGAGCCTTGCGTATCAGCAAACTCTGTCGCGTCCTCCCCTGAAGGACTGTACTACGCTTCACCGAACGGGCTAGTAGTGGCTACTCCACAAGGGGTTACTTCAGTAACAAGGAACATCATTGGCCGGGAAATTTGGCAGCGGGATTATATCCCGTACATCGAAGATTCCGTGTTCTATGACGCACAGTATATCGCTACCGGGTCCGCGGGATCGGGGTTTATTTTTGGCGCTCTTGGTGACCAGCCCTATATTACCCGCCTCGTAAATTTTCCGACTGTCACGAGTCTATGGACCGACCCTTACACGGGTGAAGCCCATATGATGATTGGCAATGACGTATATCAATGGGACTCTCCATTTACTATTTTTGAAGTTTCTGAGTGGGTGAGTAAAGAATTCCAATACCAAAAACCTATCAACCTTGGAGCGTTATCCGTATCGTTCGATCCCGCCTACGCCATCCAAGCTGGTGAAGAAGCACCGGCCCCCATACCCGCGATCACTGTTGTCCCTGTCGGGGGGCCTTGGCCTGAATTGACTTCCCTCATTGGGTATAATCAGGTCAACGGCGCCTCCATCAACGGCGCCCCTTCAGCAGGAACCTTCCCGCCTGGAAATTCATCTCCTGTAAAGGCATGGCCTTATTGGTACGGCGTGGTGCCTGATATGCCAGAACTCACGTTACCAAGTGATGTTGAGTGTGAAGTGGCGGTGGTCGCAAACGGAAACATTGTGTGGCAAGGCTATGTGGAAGACGGAGTACCCTATCGCCTGCCGAGTGGGTTCAAATGTGAACGCTGGCAATTTAAGATTAAAACCCGCGTCCCCATATATAATTTGCAGGTAGCCGAGACTTCCAAGGAGTTGGCTGTTGTCTGATAAATTCCCCGCCATCCCGACGGTAGTGGAGACTCTCGGGAGTCTCTACCGAACGATTGACGCGCTCAAGCAAGCCGTTGAATTGCTCATAGGGACGCGGGGCAGCGGGCAGCTTGCGGCTGTCTTAAAGCGAGATTTGGAGTTGAAGCCCCTTCAGTTGCAGGTGTTCACCACGCAAAATCTACCACTTGCGCGTGATTGGAAATACTGCGTCGCTTATGTCGAGGATGGTAATGGGGGCAGGCATGTTGTGGTCAGCGATGGCTTAGTATGGAAATACGCTGATGGGGGCCATGTATGAAGACCGTGGTGCTGAACGACCAGAGCATCGGGGAGTTCGTCGCTACTCGCGCGAAGTGTGAATACAACCCAGCCATTCACACGACGATTGGGGTAGTTGACGACTCCAAGGCGCTCGACGATCCGGCCCGCATCCATGGAGGCGTGGTATTTTATGGGCACACGGGGCCAGCCATCTGGATTCACGTCGCGGCGCGGGATGAAAAATGGATCACGCCGGATATGCTCTGGTGTACCTTCCATTACCCCTTCGTGCAGCTTGGGTGCGCTTACCTGTACGGACTCTTGGAATCAGCCAACGAATACACGCTGAACTTCGATCTGAAGCTGGGCTTTGAGGTCCAGGCCGTCTTGCCGGGATTGTTTGCATCTGGCCCTGGTCTGGTGATATGTATGGAGCGCGACAAATGCCGCTGGCTGAAATTGAAGCCGCGCCGGCTGCAAGGAGGCTGAACCATGGGTGGTAAAGGTAACAAGGTAGCCGCTCCTGATTATACTCCGGTAGCGGCTGCGAACAAGGAATCCGCGGAGCTTTCCGCGCAGGTAGCGCGCGAGCAGCTTGCTTGGGGGAGGGAGCAGTACGCCTCTGACCGGGCTGTGACGCAGCAGTTCCTCGATGTCATGCTGCCGAATATGCGTACTGAAGCTGAAGCTGGTGCGCGCGAGCGCGAGCGCTACCAGAACGTCTTTCAGCCGGTCGAAGACGAACTTGTGCGTGAGGCGGCGGCTTATGGCACTCCTGAGCGCATGGAGCTTGAGGCGGGCGAGGCGCAGGCCGATGTGGCGCAGGCGTTTGACGCCCAGCGCAAGGGAGCGCTGGCCGCGCTTGAGAGCTACGGGGTGGACCCCTCACAAACGCGCTCTGGCGCGCTTGACCGCTCAGCGCGCATCTCCCAAGCCGCCGCGAGTGCCGGTGCTTCAAACGCAGCCAGAACCCAGGTCGAGAACATCGGGCGGGCGCTTCGCGGTGAAGCCATCAACATCGGGCGTGGGTACCCTGGCAGCATCGCTCAGGCATTCAATACTGCACAGGCGGCGGGCGGCGGCGCGGTGAACGCAAACCTCCAGACGACGGCTTCTGGAGCGAATACCATGGGCACCGGCATGCAGTGGACGGGGCTCCAGTCTGGCTTTCAGCAGAATTGGGGGCAGAACCTCGGCGCTCAGGGTCAAACATGGGCAGCGGGGCAGCAGGCTAGAGCACAAACTACCGCGGGGATCGGGGCAGCCATTGGTGGTCTGGCCGGCCTCGCCCTAGCACCTCAAGCCGCTGGACCGTCGAATATCGGCGCGCTAATCAGTAGGTTCGGAGGAAGGTAACACATGGCGTCTTTTGGTGAGGCTCTCGTAAGCTCGTTCACTGCGACTTATGGGACGATGGCGCGTGCAGGGCTTCAGGCAGAGCAGGCGGCGTATCTCCGCAACCAGCGCGAAGGCACCGAGCGTTTCCAGCAGGAAGACGCGACGCTTCGGCAGCAGTTTGGCATTGAAGGCGCCCCTCAAGCTCCCGCCGCGCCCCCGGCGACGGGGAACGTGCAGCAGGCCACCCAGCCTCAACCCGCACCACAAGCCGTACCAGCAGCGCAACCCCAAGCCCCCGCTCAAGCGCCGGCGCAGAGCGCCGTAGGTAATGCCCAGGCAGCGCAGCCAGCGCGCGAGCCGCCGCTGACGCAGGAGCAACTCAACCAGATTTCTCAGTCGGGTGACGCCGTAACTCAGGCCGCCGCTGCGCGCATCATCTCGCCGCAGCCTCAAGGCGCCCCAGGGGAAACGGGGGACACGCGCGGCCCGGCTGCGCTGGCCAATGAAGTAGCCGCCTCAAGCGGAGCGCGAGGGCGCCCGCTCACCAGGGCCGATTGGAACGGTTATTACGAGGCGCGTATTCAGAGCGCCCAAGCCAACCTGCCGCCAGATCAGGCTATCAGGATGGTGTCTATGTTGGACGGACTACGGCAGCGGGGCTTCAGTCAGTCCATTTCGCTTGCTACGGCGGCCGCGGCGGCGGGGGATGCGCAGGGCGCCACACGAGCGCTTACCGCAGCGAGCAACTTCCTGCCGGATGGATTCCGTGATGACTTCCGAGTCGCCGCAAATGGGCAGGCCATAGAACTTACCCGCACGCCGGAAGAAGGCGGCGGGGCGCCGACCCGCACAGTGATCCCGCTGAACCAAGTGGAGCGCTACGCGACGACGCTGCTCGATCCCAAGTGGGCACTTACCCATTACCTCAACGTGCGCACGCAGGCCGAGCGCGAACGCAGCAACAGGGTGGGTGAAGGACAGCGCGGCGCGGAGTTGGGGATGCGCGCGGAAGAACTGAAACTGCGCCGGGAGGACAGGGACGAGCGCCGCGCGTTCGACGCGCGTGGTGGGGAAGCGATCAACCTCACCCGCGACCTAGCGCGCACGCAGTTTGCCTATGACGACGCGGTTCAAACGGGCGATACCGGGAAAGTCGAAGCCCTCAAAAACGAGCTTGACACCAAGCAGGGGCGGCTCACCGATGTCTTGTCGCGCGGTGTAAGCACCTCCGCTGCCGCTGGCATGACAAGGGCGGAAACTGATGTCGCCAACACGCGCATCCGCGAGCGGGTAGCTGCAACCCGGCAGCAGCGCACGGACGTTATGAGCGAAGTCGCGCGAGACTCTTTGGCGCTACGTGAGCGCGCTCTTGATGATGCCATGGCCAAGCACGACGACAGGTATGATTTGTCGTTGTCGCGACTCGGGCAGCAGGAACGAATCGTCGCGGTGCGTGAAGACAACCTCCGTGCGCGCGTCGAGCGGGAAAACGCCAGGGACGAAGAAACCAAGCGCAAAGCCGACGCAATGATCGGGTTCACAGAGCGCCGGCTGCGGGTGCTTGAGGGGAACGCAGACCGCCGCGCGCCGCGTGCTGAAATCTCTGCGGCCACACGCGCAGAACTTAATAGGTACGAAGAAAACCGGAGCGCAGATGGGAAAGAAGCCCCAGCGAATCCGCGTCTTGGAGGGTCTGCGTCTGAGTTTTATGTGGGCATGGCCCAAGCAAATCCGAGGCTGCGTGGTAACGATGTTGGGCGGCTGACGGACGAGTTTTTCCGTGACCCGACGAAGTTTGAGATAAACCGAGACTTTTCGGTTGCTCGAAATAAAGCCACGGGCTCTCAGATAAACCTGCCCGAAAACCTACAAGAGACATTGCGCGGGTACGCTAGTGCAACTCGCCCAGGCGGAACGCCGGGTGAGACGCCGGCGCCGCGGGATAATGGCTCTATGCAGCGCCCCGCCACAACCCAGGCGCCAGCGCAGAGCGCTTTGGAACGTGCAAGGGGCAGGTCTACCCCGACGCCGACTCAGCCGACCGCTGCGCCTACGAGTAGAACAAACGCTGCGCGGCCCCGAACAGTTGATGCGTGGGTTGCCCAAAACGCACCCGCCGAAGGGCGTGGCGGCCTATCAGATAGGGAGCTTCAGCAAGCTGCCGGATGGTATAATGTACCAGTGGTGGAGCTTCGCCAACGCATGAAGGCGTGGAGACAAGTAGAAGTCCCAGGCGGGCTATAAAGGGCGCCATATGGCCGACGAATTCATCCCGATTGATTTTCTGCCTAGCGAACAGCCGCCTGAGCGCAATGAACGCTCGCGCCCTGAGCGCGCCCAAGGTGGAAGCCTTTCCAATGTGGAAAGCGCCGCGCGCCCGTCATCGCAAGACTTCAGCCCCATTGATTTCCTACCTTCCACTGAAACCCAAGCGCAAGCACCCTCCCGCGCCCGCGGTGAGAAGTCCCTTCTCGGTGACATCCGCACGCAGTTCTACAGCAGCATGCTCGACACGCTCGCCACCGGCGCTGCCGCTGGGGAGTATATGGCCGGCTCTGGCGGGACTCTGACGGCGTGGCGGGAGTCACTCTCCCAGGCTGCGCGCGAGGCGCAGAAGGGCACTTCTCAGGAGATGCAAGCCGCGCTTTCGCGCAGGTTCATCCCATCAGAAGACGACGCCCCATCCGCCTATAAGAGCTTCGGGGACTTCTTCGGTGCAGTGGGCGCCCAGGCTGTTGCGTCACTCGGCTCTATCGTTGCATCCATCCCGGCCATCGGTGTCGGTATTCTTGGTGGCGGGCCGGTTGGGGGCATGGTCGC